GAAATCTCACTCGGAGTTATTCAAGAGCAGATCATGGACATACCGGACGGGTACTCAGTCCGAGAGGTGGCCTATGACCCTTGGCAGGCTACACAGATGGCGCAGGCGCTTCGGGAGGAAGGCGTAGAGACAGTGGAATTTAGAAACACTGTGTCCAATATGTCTCCTGCTATGCGTGAGCTTGAAGGCGCAATTGCTTCTGGGCGGTTCCACCATCCTGACAACCCTGTATTCAACTGGATGGCTTCAAACGTGGTGGCGAAATCGGATGCGAAGGACAACATTTTTCCGCGTAAAGAGCTGCCTGAAAACAAAATTGATGGAATCGTTGCGCTCCTGATGGCTATCGGTAGAGCGATGCACGGAGAGGATAGCGGCCATGCGTACCAGGACAGAGGGTTTTTGATACTGTGAGCCTATTAGACTATTTCAAGCCTAAAGCGGCGATACCGTTAAACGATGGATTCGTGCAGCAATTCCCCACCACGAACACCAGTTCGTCACTTCCGGTAGACCCTGACATAGCATTGACCATCGGCACCGTCTACGCCTGCGTGAGAGTGCTCGCAGAGACGATCGCGAGCTTACCCATACGTGTGTATAGGTCTACCGCCAACGGGCGTGAGAGCGTCCCTACGCACTCCCTGAACAACGTGTTGGGGCTTACGGCTAACGCAGAGCAGACGGCGATGGAGCTCCGCGAGTTTCAAATGTCCAGTTTGGGGCTGAGGGGTAACGCTTACAGCTTGGTTAGACGGTCAAACAGGGGCGGGATAGGCGCTATCTACCCCTTGAAACCCAAGTACATGCAGATTACGCGGGATTCGGCCTCAAGGCTGGTATTTGACTACACAGAACCGAACAACTCCGGGGTGTATTCAGCTTCCCAGATTTGGCGTATCGCCGCACTCGGTTCTGATGGCGTTACCGGGTTGTCCCCTGTAGCACTTGCCAAAGATAGTATGGCGCTGGCTCTGGCAACTGAGAAAAGCGCCGCCAGGGTATTCAGTAACGGCAATCAAACGTCAACAATCCTCAAATTCGACAAAGTTTTGACTGAGGAACAGATCGAAAGGCTCAGGAATCAGTTTTCCGACAATTACGCGGGCTATAAGAACGCTCACAAGCCTCTGATTCTTGAATCTGGCATGGATGCCGTGCCTATTGGTATGAACTCCGACGAAGCGCAGTTCCTTCAGTCCAGAAAGTTCCAGATTGCAGAAATAGCCCGCTGGTATCGCGTCCCACTCCACATGCTGAACGAGTTGGACCGGGCGACATTCTCCAACATCGAACACCAGTCCATTGAGTTTGTCATGCACACCATACGGCCCTGGCTGGTGAGGATTGAGCAGACTATATCAAGGGACTTGCTCACAGAAAGCGATCGCGCCGAGGGTTTGTACGTTGCCCACAGCGTGGAGGGCCTTCTGAGGGGTGATACCAAGTCACGTTATGAGGCTTACGGCAAGGGTATCCAGGACGGGTGGATGAACCGCAATGAGGTCAGGAAGCTGGAGAACCTTAACCCTGTTGATGGGCTGGAGGAATATCTGGTTCCCCTGAACATGGGCAAGGCGTCCGATGTTGCAGACTTGGCCGGGGCTGAGAATAGGGTTTTGCTGAAGGAGGCCAAGGCTAGAAGCCTGGAGTCTTTCGCGGAATGGCTCCCTGGGTTCTACCAGCGACACGAAAAGAAAATAGGCGACCGGCTGGGGTGTGACGCAAAGGGTTACGCCGCGACCCGGATGGAACGCATGTCGGAACACAGCGAGCCTTTGGACGCTGTTCTGGACGCTGTAATACACACTAGAAAGGATATAGAGGCACTGCTATGAACGAACTGCTTATTTACTCAGACATTGGGGATTCATTCTTCGGGGATTCCGTTTCGGCCATCTCCGTCAAGGCCCAGCTCGACAAAATGCCTGCGGGTGAGTTGAGTGTTCGCATTAACTCCCCTGGGGGCTCAGTGTTCGACGGGTTCGCCATTTACAATCTAATCAAACAGTACGCCGGGGATGTCACGGTCTACGTGGACGGGCTTGCGGCTTCTGCTGCGTCTGTGATTGCGATGGCCGGGGACAAGATCGTAATGGCCGACAACGCTTTGATGATGATCCATGACCCCTGGGCTATGAGCATGGGCAGTGCTGACGAGATGCGCCAAACAGCAAGCCTGCTGGACAAGATAAAGGATTCCATTGTTGGAACTTACGCCACACGTACCGGGATGGGCGCAGAGGAAATCTCGGCCATGATGGTTGCTGAGACCTGGATGAATGCCACAGAAGCAAAGGAACTCGGATTTGCTACTGATTCAGTAGATGGCGGGCAGTCTGTTTCCAACCTGGCAAAGCCGTGGATCAGAAACGCACCGAAACCCGAACAGATACCGGAGAACGCGCAGGCGCAGACAGCGTGGCGCATAGCTCTGGAGAAACGCAGACTAGATTTACGATAACGGGCAGCAGCCCATCGGCAAACGCAGCAGCGAATGCCAAACCATAACCCGCCAAGTGCGGGTTTTTTATAGCTCAAAAAAGAGGCATTATTATGAGCGAAGTAACTAAGTTGCTGCAACAGCGCGGGGAAGTCATCGAACAGATGAAGAACCTGCTGAACGCAGCCGAAAAGGAAAACCGCGACCTCAATTCCGAGGAGCAGACCAAGTACGACGCCATGACCAATGATATCGACTCGCTGAAAAAGCGGGCTGATCGCATTGAAGCTGTAAACAGTGTCGTTAGTGACTTGGACAAGCTGCGCGGACCCGAGCCTCGCACCGGCATTGAAGCGACTGCCAGCAACAGCAAGCGCCCGCTGAGTACCGACCAGTACAAGAACGGCTTTGATCGTTATGCACGGGTCGGCATGAATGGGCTTACTGGTGACATTCTGAACGCTCTGCAAGTGGGCACGAACTCCGAGGGCGGCTTTATCGTTCCCGAGGAATTCGACACCATGTTGGTGGAGTATCTTCAGGACATTAACCAAATCCGCGCACTGGTCAACGTGGTTTCTACTGCGTCTGATCGCAATATTCCGGTTGAGTCTAGCCTGGGTACTGCAACGTGGACGGCTGAAGAAGCGGCCTATACCGACTCTGACGCCGCGTTTAGTCAGGTGGTGCTGGGTAGTCACAAGCTGGGAACTATCATCAAAGTGTCTGAAGAATTGCTTCAGGATTCGTTCTTTGATGTGCAGTCCTACCTTGCGCGCAACTTTGCCAAGCGCTTCGGCCTTGCTGAAGAAGCTGCGTTTGTTGCTGGTGATGGTTCTGGTAAGCCCACGGGCATTGTTGGCGGTTCTGGCCTTGGCAAGACCGCAGCCGGTGCATCAGCCATCACTTCTGATGAGCTTATCGACCTGCTGCACTCTGTGCCCCGCCCCTATCGGGTGCGCGGTACTTGGTTGATGAATGACTCCACGGTGAAGTTGATCCGCAAGCTGAAGGACGGTGACAGCCAGTACTTGTGGCAACCGGGACTGCAAGCGGGCCAGCCTGATATGTTGCTGGGGCGTCCTGTGGTGGCTTCCACAGCAATGCCTGCGGCGACTACGGGCCTCAAGTCTGTGGTTTTCGGTGACATGTCTGGTTATACCGTCGCAGATCGGCAGGGGACTGTTTTGCAGCGCCTGAACGAGCTGTACGCCGCCAATGGGCAGGTAGGCTTTAGAGCTTACAAGCGCATGGACGGCAAGATGGTTGATGCTTCTGGCATTAAGCACCTAATCCAAGCCTAAACAGGGAGGGGAGGGGCAACTCTCCCCTTTATTCGCATGATTAGATTACTAGTTTCTGTTGCGGGCGCTGACTTTTCCCACTATCCGGGGGCTGAAGCGCATTTTGATGATGTTACTGATGCGCGGTATGTGGAAAGCGGCCAAGCGGTTTATGTAGTTAAAGAGGACAAGCCCAGTGGAAATAGTGCAGGTAACACCGTCAAACGCGCTACCCGTAAGCCTGTCTGACGCACGGCTACAGTGCTCCTTACTGGATGACAGGCACGACGACCTGCTGTTGTCCTATATCCTCGCTGCTGCGGCATACGTGGAAGGATACACCAGGGCAAGGCTGGCCACTCAGACTGTACGGTTTACGGGTGGATCATTCCCTGTGCGCCTGCCTATTTACCCCGTCCAGTCTATAACGACTGTTCAGTATTTCGACTCCGATAATGCGTCTCAAACGCTGACCTCGGCAGATTATTACATCACGGTTGGCGGGATAAACCCGAAGATCACGCCGGTTGTTTCCTGGCCCTCCGTTTACACCAGACCCGACGCGGTAAGTATCACCGCAGAGGTGGGGTTCTCATCGACTCCCGCTGACATTAAAGCGGCGGTACTTATGAGGGTTAAGGAAATGTTCGATCGGCGCGGCGAGTCGGTTTCGGGTGCAAGCCTGACGCCTTCAGCTATTAGCATCGCAAGCCTGCTGGGACCGCATCGGATGATTCCCCTTTGACGCTTGACCAGTACATTGAAATCAAGCGCAAGGCTCAGGTACAGCAGCCTGACGGCTCCCTGCAAACCACGCTATCTGTGCTGTCTGCGGAATACGCCAAGGTTGTTCCCATGAGGGGCAGTGAGCGCAACGCTTCCAGCCAGACCGAATCACCGGCCAACTATCGTTTTCACATACACCAGCGCACGGACATTCGCGAGGATGACGTGATCGTGTGGAACGGTGACAGCTACAATATACGTTTTATTTCTAGTGAGGGGCAGGGCGCTATTTACCTGATGATTGAAGCGGAGCGGGGCGTTGCAGTGTGAGGAAACGCTCCGGTTTTTCAGGTGTAACCAAGCTACGCAAGACACTGCGCCGCGTTGACCCTGAAATCACCAAGGGCCTGAAGGACATAGTGAGCAATGGCGCTGCCTCTATCGCGAGGGATATGGCAATGATGGCTCCTGTTGATGACGGAGACCTGGCTCGGTCTATCTCTTACAAGATGGGAAGGGACGGATTCACCGCTGTTATAGGCCCCGGCGCGAATAACGCACAGATACGCAGCAAGGGATTTGGTGAAGTGAAGGCCAAATATACCAAGTCTGGTGCGCTCACCAAGGTAACGCTCAGGAACAAGGACGCCCGCTGGCAGTTATATAAAGCCCTGTGGGTTGAGTTTGGCACCAAAACAGGAAAGAAGGGTTCCTCAGCACAACCAGCCCGCCCGTTCCTGGCTCCAGCGATGGACTTAAACCGGGGCAGGATATCGCGCAGCGTTTCGGCTGAAATCAATCGCATTCTAACGAAGGTGGCACAGAGTGGCAGAACCAACTAAAGCCCTGCACACGGCGCTACTCGCCAGACTTCAGTCCATCCTATCCGTGACTGTCTGGGATGCTGTGCCGCAAGGGACTAATTACCCCTATGTCACTTTGGATTCGATGGTGTCAGCGAATGAGGATTTTTTAAACAGCCGCATAAACACGCGGTTTGTTTATCTCGGTATATGGTCCCGCGCATACGGACAGGCTGAAATCATGGACATTATGAGCCAGATCGACGCTATCAACGAACAGCCCCTGGCCCTATCAACTGGCTCTGTTGTTTCGGTGCGAGTGGATAACACCAGGACTGTAAGAGATTCGGACAACCTAACCTATCAGGGACAGGTCACGCTCCGAATTATTACCCAGCACTAAACCAGCAAGACCCCTTTAACCCGCCAAGTGCGGGTTTTTTTATGCCCAAAACCCAGCACTTTGGAGGTGCTTTTTATGGCTATTTACACTATGGCTAACGCCACGTTTTCAATCGGCACCACTACTGTGGCAACTGACCTGACGACTTATGAAG